TAAGCATGGTATTCATTACCTCTTTGGCTTTGCTTACCATGTTTGCGCCCCATGTAGCCACTTTGGTAACTGCCCCTACAATGCAGTTCCAGATTTTCTGCGGTGTCTGGGTTACTATCGTCACAATTCCCGTAAGCATGGTATTCATTACCTCTTTGGCTTTGCTTACCATGTTTGCGCCCCATGTGGCTACTCTGGCAACTGCATCTACAATGCTATTCCAGATTTTCTGCGGCAGCTCTTTAACGATATTGATAACCTTTGTAACAAATTCCGTTATTACCGTGCCGCCTTTTTCCTGCATACTTGCGCCCCACTCGGCTATTTTGGTTATCCCGGCAGCTATCGCCCCGGCAATCTGTCCCGGCAACTCTGCCAGCTTTCCGACAATCGTAATAACCAGCTGCCCGGCTGCGGCTAATATTTGCGGCAGCCCGGATATTAAGCCGGACACAATAGCAACAATGATTTTCGGTATTGCCGCAATCAGCAGAGGGATAGCATTTATAATGCCGTCCACTAAAGCTACTACTATTTCGCCTGCGCTCTCCAAAATCTGCGGTATTCCCTCAACCAGCGCATTTATGATAGCCGTTATGATTTCCGGCAGCGCCTCAATGAGAACGGGCAGCGCCGCTATCAGCCCGTCTGCCAGCCCGCTTATGAGCTGCAAGGCGGCATCTATCAGCATAGGCACGTTGCTTACCAGCGTTTTTACAATCGTTGTAACTGCGCTAACCACGCTCGGTATCAGCTTTGGCAATGCCTGCCCCAGCCCATTTGCAAGCCCCGCAATAATCTTTACTGCCCCGTCTGCAATGTCTGGTATCAGCTCTATAATTCCGTCCAGCAGCGTAGTAACGATTTCTACGGCGCTGTCTGTCAGCGTCGGTATTGCCTCTATAATTCCGTCCACAAGCGACGTAATCATATCTACGCCAGCCTCTACGATTGTCGGCGCACTCTCTACAATGCCGTCTACAAGCCCATTTACAAGCTCTACGGCAAAATCCGTAATCTGCGGCAGCATTTCAGCCAGCCCGCTTACCATATTGCCTAAAGCGTCCCCAAAGCTCTGCGCCAGTTTTCCCATGTCGCCGCCCGCATCTGCTGCGCCCTGCTGCAATTCATTTGCAAACTGGCTGAAAATCGGTAACGCCTGCTCGCCAATCGGCATAATAAAGCTGGTCTGTAAAATCCTGCCAGCTCCCTGCATTGCCTCGCCAAACGTGTCATATTTCACGGCGTTTATCTGTCCCATAGCGTCTGTAGTCTTGCTTATCTGCCCCTCAACATTCATAAGGGACGTGCAGGCATCAGCGCCCATATCTTCCCACATAGTACCCATAAGCCCCACGCCTGCGGTATACTGTAGGCTCTCGTCGTCGCAGTTCTTAAGCGCCTCGCTTATCTGGCTCATTGCCTCTTTTGCGCTGTCGCCGCCTGCTTGGAATTTACCTACTATTTCGTCAGCATTAAGCCCCAGACTGGTAAGGTATTCATTCGCCGTGCCGTCATTCATGCGTATGTTAAACTCTTTGAAAGCGTCGCCCATTTTGTCAATGCTCCATACGCCCGTATCTGCTCCGTTTTTGATAGAGTTAAACATATCCTCTGCGCTAAGCCCTGCCTGTGCGTACTGGTTGCTGTATTCGTTGATAACGTCCAGCAAATCCCCGTTCTGGTTAAGCCCGTCCTGCGCCCCCTGTGCGATAAGGTTATATGCCTCGTCGCCGCTTATTCCAAATTTCTGCATAAGCTGCGTTGCAGCCCGTGTACTTTCCGCTACGTCCATATCAAACGTATCTCGCAGGGTTAGTGCGTTTGTCGTCATTTTTTCCAGCTCGTCCGCTCCCAAATCGCCTGCCTGCTGCTTTACGGTTGCCATAGATGCAGCTATATCCTCAAAGCCCTCGCCGTAATTGCCGTTATAGATATTCTCCATAACCTGCTTATACTCGCCTGCCTCTTCTGTCGCTGTCCCTGTAGAGGCGCAAAAGTCATTTAATGCGCCCTTTGCTGCGTCTGCTTGGCTTACGGTGTAGCCTAACCCTGCCACTACCGCAGTGCCTATGGCTGCGGCTGCCGTTCCTACTGCTGCCACGCCCTTTGCCATTGCGCCGCCCAGCCCGCCCAAAATGCCGCTTAAGCCGGAAAACTTGCCGCCCGCATTTTCTGCCTGCTGCCCGCTTTCCTCTATCTCCTGCCCCATTTCGTCTGCGGCTTTTTCGGCTTTTTCCATTTCTCCTGCCGTCTTATTTAATTCCTGCTCGGTCTTTACAAGCGCTGCTTTCTGGTAATTAAGCTGGGTTTCCAGCTTTTTGCTCGCCTCGCTGTTTTCTCCTGTTGCTTTGCGGCACTTTTCCAGTGCCGCCTCTGTCTCTTTTACCTTTTTTGCCTGCTCGTCATAGGTCTTTTGTAATACGCTCTGCTTTGCTTTCAGTGCCTCTGCACTGTTGGCGTTGTCTTTGTATTCAGCCGTTACAAGTTTCATTTCAGAATTAAGCACTTTAAGGGTGCTGTTAATTTCCTTGCAGGCTGCCTTATACTCTGCCTCTCCGTCAAAGCTAAGCCGTGTTTTTATATTCTCTGTCTTGTCAGCCATGCCTTACATTCCCCCTAGCGCTATGTCAATGTCGTCCATTCCCTCTGCGGCTTGCGGCGCTGCTGCCCGGCTCTCCTGCCGGAAAATGTGCGGGTTATATTCCTTGTGATACTTGAAAAGCGTTACAATCTGGTACGGTGTCTTGCGCCATGCCTCACGCTCCCTGTACCCCAGCAGCACCATTGCTATATACAAAAGGCGTGCAGTATCTAACTTTCCTGCACGCCCTGCCTGTTTCCCTCGTTATCTCCGTCGCTGCTGCCGTCCCCGTCCGGCGTTTCCTCTTCCCCGTCGCCTTTTGTTGCCAGTGCAAACGACGCATAAATAGCGTTCTGCACTTCCTTAAGGTTTCCTAAATGGATAAGCGTACCTATCCGCTTTTCCTCAATCAGCTGGGCGCTCTCGTCCTCTGATAACTGCCATTCATTGATAAGCAGGGTAAGCAGCCAGCGGGTATTTTTGAATAAATCCGGGTTTTTATCGTTGAAAATCTCGCCCAGCTTGTCATAGCCGCCAAATTTCCCCTGTACCTCGTCCAATGCGTTAAGGGAGAACAAAAGCCCGTACTCTTTCCCTTTCAGCGTTACTGTATATACTCCGTTCTTAATTGCGCTCATATCAACAAATTAAGGCGCAGCCACGCTGCGCCTCTCTCCTTTCTTCTTATTCCGCTGTTTTACGCCTGTGCAATCGCTGCCGCCTTTTCCGGCACTTTTGTAAACCACGTTGTTGCTGCTGTGTCGGTTTCAGTCCCCACAAAGTCAGCTTTCCAAAGCCCGTCTTTCTTTCTGGCTGTAAAATCTGCCTCAATATCCGGCGTGTTGAACTTGATGCTTTCGCCTTTGGTTTCGTACTTCTCGCCCGGCACTTTAAACTTTGCTTTCAGCAGCCATACATAGCGGTACTTGCCGCCCGTTTTCTTTGCCCTAAATCCTACGGCAACATACGGCGGCTCATTTTCCTTGCCCGCCCATACTACTTTATTCTGGTCTACCTCCTGCCCCAAAAGCTCTGCCAGCACTTCCGGCGTAAGGTCTTTAATACCCAGTTTCAGCGTGCCGCTGGCAAATTCCGTTACGCTTTCGCTTAACGTATCGTCTGCATACAAAGTGGCATCTGCTGTCTTTACGGATAAATCAGCGCTCATAGCCTCTGCCATTCTCTTAGGCTCTGCGTATGTTTCTGCGCCGTCCGTTTCCGTGCATACTGCATAGAATAAATCTTTTAATCCTAACGTCATTGTCTTTTCACTCCTTTAATATTTCGATTGTGATAGGTACAAGCCAGTACCCCGTTTCTGTTTCGTAGCTCTCGGCATCAACGCTGTTTATGTAATACCCTGCCGCTTTCATCACTTCCAGCGCCTTTGCTAAATGTTCCTCAAAATCGCCTTTGCAGATTAACGTAACTCTGTATAGCTCCCTGCCGCTGCTTTCCTCGTCGTCGGCGCTTACCGCCGCCCCTTTCAGCAGGCGCAGGAAAGTAAAATATGCAGCTGGCTTTTTCCTGCCAGTGTATACGCCCCTCTGCGCTGGCAGCCCTGTACTTTCCAGTATCTTTTTTAAGCTATCCATTGTTTTCGCTCTCCCATATTTGCCGCTGCGTCTCTACTACTTTATCGTGCGCCTTTGCGTTTGCTGCCGTCATGTACGGGCGTGCCTGCTGGCTGCTCGTACCATATTCAGCCACAAAACCGATAGTAGCGTAACGCACGTTGCTTTTGTCGCCCTTTCTGTCGTTCCCGTGTTTTGCCCTGCCCTGTGGGTATACGTCTACGTGTTTCTCTGTATCGTCCCCCTTTATGGCAGTTGCTTTGATAGACTGGATAAAGCCCGCCGTTTCCTCAATCCCCATAGCCCTTGCCTCTGCTTTCTGTGCCTCTACCAGCACATCAGCCCCGGCTTTCAGCATCTTAGGCACTGCCTGTACGGTTGCCTGCTCCCGTCTGCTAAAAGCGTCTATGATGTCCTCTAGCCCTACGGTGTTAAATTCTGCCATTCCCTACGCCCCCTTTTCCTTATGGCGTAAGTCCGTAAGCGTAAGCTCTATGGTATCGTCGTCTATGTCATACGTCTTAAGCACGAAAAAGCGCCGCCCGTCCAGCTCTACGGTGTCCTCGCCCTCATAATCTGCCCTGTGTACATCACATTTCGCCTCTACCACTTTTCCTGTCTGCTGGCTCTTAAAATACTCGCTGTAGCCTACTGATTTCTTGTTGCAGAAAACAGTACGGCAGCTTTCCTGTACCTCATTTTCAAAGCCGTTATCATTTACCCGCTCGCCTGCTGCCAGCTCGCTTATAAGCGTAATTTCGTCTACCCAGTTAGCCATTTTCTGCCCCGCTTTCCCCGGTGTTGGTGTCCGTTTCGGACACTTGCGGCGTGTTGTACTCCTGCGATAATGCAAGGCGCATCTTAAGCGTGTCGTATGACTGTCTGAATTTCTCCGCATTGCCGTTATAGCCAAATTCTGCCTTGCAGTAAAGCGTAATAGCCCGGATAATCAGCCCGTCTGCCTCGTCAATGACTTTTACGCCGTCGTTCTTAAGGTCTGCTTTACAGGCTCTTATACAGTCCTCTATCTCTTCCGTAATTTTTGCGTTAGTGCTGCTGATACGCAGCGCCGCCCGCATCTTCTCTGTTAATGTGGTGGCATCTGCTGCCATACCCTGCACCCTCTTTCTGAAAATAAGCGGGCTGCGTTTCCGCAGCCTCGCCCTTACTCTTTGATTTTGGCAACTTTGGCTCTTACCAGCTCTTCTGCCCTGTTCTTATGTACGGTAAAGGTTTCCCCAGCGTCTTTAATCTGGTTAAGCTGCTTGTCTAAGTATCTGGTTGTAACCTCAACCTTTACCATGCCTGCTGCCGCAGCTGCCTTTCTTTCCTCTTCGGCTCTTGCTGCCGCCTGTGCTGCCTCTGCCGCCTTTCTTTCCTCTTCGGCTCTTGCTGCCGCCTGTGCTGCTTTCTTCTCTTCGTCGGTCATTTCCCCCTCGTCGGGTATTTCAACCTCTACGGCGGCACATCTGGCGGCAATCTCTTTAATCGTTCCTGCGTCGCTTACGCCCAAATTCCTTGCAAGCTGCTGTAAGTCAGCTTTCTTATAGGTTTCCAGCTCCTTTACGTCTAAATGCCCTTTCATTCTGTGCGCTCCTTTCCGTCAGCTTATGCGCTGGCAAGTTTCTTAATGGTTACAAGGCTGTTTTTATCAACTACCTTGCCGTCTGCCAGCATGATAGCCTTTGTTACCATGTCGTCTGTATCGTTGTCCTCGTACTTCTTTACGCCCATAGCATAGTTTGTGTTAAGCACATAATCCTTGAAGTTGAAGAGGAAAGCAAATACAGTGCCAGCCGCTACAGATGCAGCGTAGCTGGTAACGTAATCGCAGCACACTACAGGTCTGCCTAAAAGCGTGCGCTCCGGCTTTCCGGCAATTCCGTAATTTACCCTGCCAATCGGCTGCCCGTTGGTATCTGTCAACCCGTAATACTGCATGAACGTCTTTTTGCTCATGCACCATACAGCGCCGTTTTCGTATGCCTGCGGTAAAGCCGCCTCTGCGTTAATCAAATCCGCATAAGCAGGCTTTTCGCTCTCCACTTCCTGCCCTGCTGCGGGTGTCTCGGCTAAAATCCCTTTCGGTTTCCCCGTGCCGTCGCCGCTTATAATCGCCTGCTCCAACGCTTTTGTCATTGCCTCGACAATATTGTTGATAAGCAGCGTTTCAAAAGCACTGATTGCCATTGTATCTACTTCCAGAGATACAGCCACGGCGCAGCGCAGCTTATGGTATGCAAAGGTAATCATGCCCTCTTTCTTAATATCGTGTTTCTGCTTTTCGCTGCCCGCTCCCTCGTTTACCCATGTCGCAGTAGGCTTAACCGTGGAAACAGGGATAGAAACGCCGCCTTTGTATGCGGTTCTGGTTACAAGGGCTAAAATCATGCCCGTGCTTTCCAATTTCTGCACAATCTGGTTAAGCACGGTTGTGGGGATTGTTGCGCCTACGTCCGTGGTCTTGCTTATTGCGTCTGCCCGGTACTCTGCCGGGATTGCAGTACCACGGCACACATACTGCATAAAGGCTTTTCTGTAAGCCATGCTGTTATACTTGTCGCCGTCGCCCTCTCCGTTCGCTCCCTTGAAGTTACGCAGCAATGTAGGCGCTGTGCCGTCGCCGTCTGCGCCGTCGTCCACTGTCTCGCCGTTTGCAATCTTTTCAAGCAGCTTTTTCCTCTTCTCGGCGCTATCTAAGAGTTTCTGCCGCTGCTCCTGCAATTCTCCTACTTCTGTCTCAAAGTTTGTAATCTCTTCGTCTGTAAGCTCCGCCGCTCTGGTGTTCAGCTCATTCTTAATCTGGGCTAATCTCGCCTCAATCTCTTTTAAAGTTTTCATGTGGTGTTATCTCCTTTTCTGGTTTTCTTATAAACTGGCTCTAATCTTTAGCAACTGCACCCGCCTTTTAAGCAACTCCTGCTTTTCTGCCTCATAACTCCTACGGGCAAAATTCCGGGCGCTTATTTCAGTATCGCCGTTTGCTGGTATGCTCACTGCTGATACATCATAAACCTTTTTAATTTTTAAGATTGTCCTTGTATGTGTGGCTCTGTCGTAGCTGTCCTTTAAAACAGTAAAAGCCCACGACATTTTAGTAATCATGCCTGCATCAATATCTTGATACAGCCCCCTTGCTAAGTCCGTCTTGCCTAAATCGGCAGCCACTAAAAGCCCCTTATGGTCCGGGACTAAAATAAGCGTCTTGTTGGACTGTCTGGCAAATACCCTGCCCTCATGGTCGTACTGCATGATAACGTCGCTCATGTCTGCACCGTCCAAAGCGTGTGCGTCTACTCTTTCGTAATACTTTGTGCCGTCCTCAAACTCATACAGCAGGTACGGCTTGTCGAACGTCGTAGCGTAGCCCTCTACGTAATACTCCGTATCTATCCGCTTTGCTGCTGCCACAGCAGATAAGGGCGCAGCCAGCGCCCTATATTCCCTCTCTTTCTTAACTGGCATTGTTTGCACCCTCTTTCTGTCCTTTATCGTTCGGTTGCGGTGGCTTGTCCTCTGGCGGCTCTTTTTGTGTCGGTTCTGCTGCCTGCTGCCCCGCTGCTGGCATCTGCTGTATGATAATCTGCGGCTCTTTGCTGCTGTTCTTCAGCTCGCTTACCTCGGTATACTCTTTTCGGATATAATACTTGTCTCCGTCCTCTACGTGCGCCATATTCCAAATATCCATTACCCCGTTACGGTTCAGCAATGCACGGTCAAAAAGCTGTGTGCTTACTTGCAGCTTTGTTGCATTGCTGGCGTATTGCAGGCGGTTTGCAGAGAATGTAATAGCGTTGCCGTGTGCAAGCTCCCGCTGGGTAAAGGTCATATTTGACATTACAAGCGATAGCTGGATAGCAAACGGCTCTATCTTGCCCTCATAGTAGGCGTTCCATGTGTTTTCATCAAATTTGTTTTGCAGAATATCCATGCTTGTGCCAAAATGCGTGCATACGCTGTCCTGTATCTGCTGCATTTGCAGTGCGTTTGGCGTATAGGGCTTGCTTTCAACCTGTTTCAGCTCCGAAAATTTATTATCATAAATAATCATGCCGCTTTTGTTGTCGGCGCTTAAATTGTCCTCTGTGAACCGCTCCCGCTCTTTCTTTATGTCCTCTGGTTTCAAAAGGTTTGCCACCTTTGCCAGAAAACGGATATTTGCAGAATTTTTTACGGCGTTTACAATGCCCTCATTCTGTGTATGTATCAGCTGCATTGTGGGCTTAAGCGTGTTGTTGTCCTCTCCGAAAAGGTCGTCAGAATATTCAAAGTCTGTCATTATCCCCACTTTTTCAAATTCAATCGCCCCATGCTCCCCGTTTGCAAACAGGTAACGCAGATACACCCGCCCGGCAGCCTCTACTACCTCGCAGCGCTGCGCCCGCAGCGGATACCACCCGCACAGGCTGCCCGCCTCGTCCTCGATAGGCACAATAAAAGCGGTATGCTCTACCGCTAAAATCGTTGCCAGCCGCTTTATGAATTTTACCGTGTCCATGAAGTAGTTGGGCTTATACTGTAGCACCCTTTCCAGATGCTTTGCGGCGCTGCCCTCTATCTCCGGCTTTAGCTTGCTGCAATGGGTGGCAAAATTATTGATTGCTACTCTGGTTAAGTCCATTTCATAAACGCCGCCGTTAAAGCTCGTAAACGTAGGGCTGTACCCATTCAGCATTTTAAAATAGCTGTCTATTGCCTGCATCTGCTTACCGTGAAACAGGTAATCTAAAAATTTCATACCGCTTACTCTCTCCTTTCTATGCAGCGTTTTTAAGCAGCTCGCCGCACTCTTCCCAGTATTTCTGCCGCACGGTCATTGCGTCTATGACAGATACAAAGCCGTCGATATGCGCCCGCTGCTCTATCTTTATCGGTCTGAATTTCCGTGTTTCCATGTTGTGCTTAAGCGCAACATTTAAGAAATGTGTCTTTAGCAAATTGTTTTCGGCAATCTTAAAATTACCGTCCTTTATGATACCCTCAAATTCCCGTATAACGGGTGTAAGGTTTTCTCCTTGGAAAACGTCGTCCATGTGAAAGCCGTAATTTGCCATATCCGTAATAAGGTACTGTGCGCTGTACCTGTCGTAGCCGATTTTCAGCGGGCGTATGCCGTAAACTTCCAGCAGCATAGTAAACCAGTTGTAAACGTCGTGGTAGTCTACGTAATTCTCGCCGCTTAAGGTTATCAGCCCTCTTTTTACAAAAATGTCATACGGCACGCCGTCCGTAGCCTGCAAGGTTTCCAGCCTGCCCCGTGGCATAAAGAATTGAGTAAACGCATATAGCTTACCGTCTTTCTGAATTACCACGCTTGCCGCTGTAAGGTCTGTTGTCTGGCTTAAGTCAATGCCGCCCACGGCGTAGCAGTCCCTAAAGTCCTCTAAGGTCTTTTCAACGCCTGCGCCGTCTACGGTCTGATATTCCAGCCATGCAATAGAGCTGTTCTGTTTGATATTGCAGTATTTTGTTAAAAACTCTGCTTTCTTGCTTAAGCTGCCCTCTGCTACGGCTATTTCATCAATGAAAAAGCTCTCTTTGACAGATACGCCCATGTTCGGGTTAGCCTTTTTCAGCTCGGTTATGTCGTTCCACTTCTCTACATCATCAATCATGTAGATGAACGGCAAAAGTCGCCTTTCCTTGCTGTTACCCTTTAAAAAGCTGGTGCTGCGTTTCATCAGCTCATCATAAATGCTGTCGTTGATATATCCGGCAGTGCTTATGGATAAAATCATAGGCTGTTTACGTGCGCCTAAAGCAGATTTCATTACTTCATACTGCTTAAGCCCTGCGTCCCCGCTCCACGCCGCCATTTCGTCACATACTACAAGCTGCGGGTTAAATC